CACCGATAATGGTGTAACATGGACTTCTGCTGGATTTATTACACCAACAGATTTAGATGATGCAGATCCATCAACTTGGCCAACATTTGTCAGATGGGTTGATCAATCTAAGAATTATGCCACTCTGCAACTTGACATTCCAATTCAGTCACAAGGTGCTGGTGTTACATTCCAGATTTATCAGCAGACTATCAGTGGATATCAATTTGACAACTATGGCATCACCAATTTCAGATACAATACCAACTCAGTTGGTAGCAATGTTGAATTTGTAAGAGTTGTTTCTCTACCAAGAATTAGCATTGCCCCTTACTACATTGTTGTTGAAAGAGAACCATTCGGTACTTTCACTGGTGTCAGCACTGCACATCCAGATAGAACTGCTATCTACAAGTGTATCGTACAGTTTGATGCTACTTGGACCGAGCAAGCAATTGATGATGTTGGTAATGATGAGAACGTTTATCTCGCACAGTTTGGTGGTTCTATTGCCATCGGTGATTATGTAATCATCGGTAGAGAATCAAGTGCAAACAACAGTGTATTTGATATTGGTGAAGTCTTCAAGGTCAAGGAACTTCTTGATCAAGTTGCCAAGAAGTTCAAGATCAAGAATGGTTGTGATACTGCAAATGAAGAGACTGTATTTGAGGTTGACACAACAACTGGCGATACAATTTTCAATTCAGAAACCACAACCATTAACGGTCAACTGTCTATAAATGGTAGCTGCACAACTCCATTTACTAACGCACCAACCAACAACAAACTTACCATCACAAATGGTAATACAATTCCAATCACAACCTTTGAGGTTGATACCTGCACGGGTGATACAACCATTGGAAATGTCCATGGTACTGTATTCATGGTTGCCGAGGCATTTGGAACTTCACCTGCAGCTTATACCGCTGACACCGATGAAGTACATGTTTATAGACACAATCCACAATCTGTAATTAGTGGTGGACCATTCACAACTCTCGCAACTTCTATTGTTGCTGCTACTAGCAACATTCAAATTCAGTCAAATCTTGATGCATTTAGCGTCGGTGATCTATGTGCAATGTATGTTGATGGATCTCAGATTGAGATCATTCAAATTACAGATAATCCATACGAACAGAATGGAGATCTCTTCCTACCAACTTCCAGCAATGCTGGGTATCCTAGTGGCGGTCGTGCAAGAGAAGGAACAACTGCACAAAACTTTGCAGCGGGTGTTAATCTTGTTAAACTTGACAAGTATGATAGAACAACAACACTTCTACACGATATTCCTGCAACACAAGGTGATCGTGCTACAGCACTCAAAGCAAGAACACCCAACACAAATGATCTAAGACTAGAAATCACACTCCGTGATGCTGATCTAATCTCACCAAAACTTGATTATATCACTCTAGTCAGAATTGGCACTGAGTTCTTCCTACCAGATAGTGTTGATGGATCTCTTGATGCATTCTTTGCAATTAAACTTCCTAAGAGCATCAGATATCCTAATGCAGTTACGACGCCAATTGTTGATCTATTTGGTGGTGGTAATACCAAGATCTATGATGATGTCACACTATACAGTGGTGCATTCAGAATGTATGGTTCTGATGGAAAGACACTAGTTCTTTCTATCTCCAATGATGATGGTCACGCTGGTGATGGATCTATTGAGGATCCTATTGAAAATACTAACGGCATGACACTCAAGGGTCCTGCTACATTCTATGGTGATCTCAAGGTTTATTATGATGATTGTCAGCAAAATGGCATCTGCTCTACTGAGACTTCATTTAGAGTTACAAATCGTGAGGGTAATGTTTATCTTGGCGAGCGTTATTACCAGAAAGGTAGTCTTTATGAAGATGAGCAGGCAACTGAAATCATGTTCCACATTGATAACCTCGGTGGAACTGGAACTGGTGGAACTGAGGGTGCTAAAGACTTTAGAATCTATCAGAACAACGCTATTGACTCCTTCGGAATTGAGAAGTATTGGACTGGAAACGGTGGTAGAAGACACACTTATGTCGCGTTTGATCCAACAACTGGCATTGGTCAGCAACAGGACAACCCACTACAAGTTAATAACAACTACATGATCAATGCTTCTAGTGGTAGCAATATGGTTCTTTATCTACCAGATAATGCTCAAACTGGTGATATGATCAGATTTGTTGAACTCAGTGGAAACCTGACATACAACACAAGTCTAATCATCAGAGCGAAGAAGATTAACAATATCGCTACTGCAATTCAAGGTGATACCACTGGATCAAGAATTGACGCTGGTGCTAACCAAACACTAACAACAGCATGGGATTCAGGTGAACTTGTCATTCAGTCTAGAAATGCATCATTCGGTCTAGTTTACGCTGGTTCAGTTGACATTGAAGGATCTGCGGATGCAAGAACAATTCCACCATCACTACGCGGTTGGTGGTTGATGGAACTCTGATCTAAGAAAAGATGACAGTAAGATACGATTCACTAAAGACCATGAGGGCTGCCAAGATTGGCACCATCATGCCCTGGGGAGGAGACGGGGGTACTGGATTCCTAGAGTCCAATATCCCTAAAGGTTGGATTACCTGTACAGGACAAACACTTAACGCTGCTGACTACCCACTATTAGCAGCAGCGTTAGGAGACACCTACGGTGGTGATATGACCGATAGTGCGGGAAATCATTATCAGTTCCCATATTATGGAACAGAGGGGACATTTAGACTTCCTCAATTATCCAATACTGTGATGATGGATCTTGAAAGATCTTACTTAGATGATCCTGCATATCAGATGGGTCAGACTAATCCAGCTGACGCTGTTTACGATTCGCAGGGAAGCACACTTGGCGATTTAATCGTTGATTTTGGCGAAACAGAAATTATTAACACAACATATGAAGCAAGTTGTGATATTGATTTCTCACTAAACTTGGCAGGAAATCTATATTTTAAATTTGATAATATTACCCTGACAGCACCAGATTTTTTAGAAACGGTCTATACTTTAAACAGAAAACTGGGAATTAACCACACACCATCTCATGGACATAGTGATAGTTTGGGTTCAGTTAACCCCAATGCTTCTGGTCCGATGGTATTCAGAACTGACCAGGGTATTGAGATGACTGGTGAAGCAAGTCCTGGTGGTCCATGTGATCCTACGGAAGGTCCAAACACATGTCAACTTGCAGAATCTGAACCAACCACATGGCAAGAGGGTGCAGCGAACTTAACATTCTATGGTGACGCGACTAAAGAAAATACGTTGCCCAGATGTGATAACTTTATGGAATTCGTTAACGATAGCACTGGAAAAAATTACTGGGGATTTGTTCCTGCTGGACAATCTAATTGGACATCTACTGACATTCTTCAGGCAGGTGGTGGATCTGGACAAGCATCTCAAACATATACACAAACTATTTTCGCTAGACAACAGACAGATCAAATTATTGACACTGAACCAGTAGATACACACAAAACTCCTTGTCATACTGGATACTTCCCAAGACCAATGGAAGAAAGATCTAGACCTAATTTCTTTGGTTATGACACTGGATCTGCTATTAGAGCAGATGGATTGGTTGATGATCCAGAAACAGCACCAGTATTTACTGTGACTGGGGTTACTCTTACAGCAGAGTCTAATACATTTACTTTACCTGCTGGAACAGATCTTAGAAGAAGTTATAGTGTTGGTACTGTTAATTGGTATCAATATGATAAAATTACACCTTTAATGTATGTGAATACCCAAGATAGAGATAACAAATATCACTATTTGCGTGAAGGGAGCATGGTTCAGAGTGTTGAAAATACAGGAACTGAAGCAAATCCAGTATATGAGGTTAGAATAAATTTCCCTGCAAGAAATGGTGGTACTGTTGATCTTACTTTTAGACATGGTTCTTGGCCAACGTCACTTAACCTTGCTAAAGAAAATAAAGATCCAACCGAGCAGTCATTTAGAGCACATAACCATGGAAGTTTTGAAATTAATCAGACAATTGGATCCATGGCAAGTCCCCCATCACACACAGCAAATGATGCAGATGGGTCTTCACTTACCGCTGATAGTCTAGAAAATGCTCTAAATATTACATGTGATACCTCACAACCAAATGTTACCATGACGTTCATTATCAAAGCATACTGATGCCAGCATTTTACGCAAAAGAACGAGCAAAATATGGAAACTTGACTGGTCAGGTTATTATCTGGCCAGTTCAATATCAAGGCGACCCTACAAATGCATTAAATGCACAAAATTTGCCAGCTGGTTACTTAAAATGTGATGGTACAAGATATCTTGCTGACGACTATCCTGCACTGGCAGCAGTTCTAGGAACTGGAACTGCATGTAAATTTGCAAGAAGAAACGCAGACGGAACATTCTTTGATGAACTAGCTGATACTCAGTTTATGGTTCCAGATCTTGGTTCTAAATATCCAGAACCAACTTCTGGTGCTAACGCTGGTTTGTATAACAATATACGATTAGATAATGCTTTGGGAAACGAAGTTAGCAGATCTGGTATTGGTATTGAGGTTGCATCTGCAATTGGTACTGACGTAAACATTACCTATTCTGGATCTATTACTGTACCGAGTCAGGAGATTCCTATTCGGGGTAGACCTGGATGGAATTATGCTGGTGATACCCACTATACAGATTCTGAAGGAGTTGAAGAAAATGCAGTCCATCCCCACGCACACTTTCATAGTGCTGTAAGGGCAAGAAATCTATCAGTTCTAGAAAGTTCTACTAACAATCCAGTTGCAGAAGGTAGAACTGGATTGAGAAACGCATCTACAATCGCAATTCAGGATTGGTTAGATGCTACTGCAAATAGTAGTGGAGAACCAGGAAGTGCTCAAGAACCATGTAGAGCACAGAGTAAGTGGAGTCCTGGAGAAGGTGGTGGACCAACTTCCAGACAGCAATTTGGTATTGGTGAACAGGAAACTGTTTACTGGGGTGGTTGTATTTTTGGTGCTGGTCAATATACATACAATTGTATATCAAATGATCAGTACGACTTGGATGGTGCTGAATTAGAAGGTTCTCCTGATGGCAGTAATACTGTCAGATTTAAAAATGCAGAATCTCTTTTTGGTGCATGTATTCGTGTTGGTGGTGGTGATGACGCATCATTTTCAAATACTGTTGAGGTCACATATGATCAGGGATATCCTGGAGTTCCACTAGATTTTGACAATAACAGTTTGTATGATGTTGTTCCACTTCAGTCAAACCAAGATGTCAATGACTCTACCGCTACAACTGATATTGACAATGTGGTTACGGACACGGTTGATTTAACAATCGCTGCTGGAACAGATCCAACATTGCATAATCACCGTATTGATTTGGATAGAGGAGATCATGACTATACGATTAAGACAAGAGCAATTGTTGTGCCACCAGAAAATCTAAGTACAACAATGTCAATCGGAACAGATTCATCAGTTTCAGTTGATTCTGCATGTGCTCCTTTTATCGTAATGGAATATCTAATTAAGATCTAATCATGTCACAGAGTTATAGAAACGCAAGACAGGGATTCCTGACTGATATGTTGGTGGATACGACACCAATTGGATCTATTGTACCCAATCTTAAAACCACTGCCAATAGCTTTGACCATAGTTTTGTCAAAGCAGGTGGTGCTTACCCAGCATTAAATGAGACCTCGGGAAACGCTTATTTAACTGGTGATAATCCAGCATATACACATGAAGGATATCTGTATTGTGATGGATCTGAGTATAATATTTCAGATTATCCTGCTCTATATGCTATCATTGGAAATGATTATGGTGGTAGATCTAGTAGTGGAATTGATGTAACAAATGGGGGATCTGGATATACATCAAATCCCACTGTTACTGTTGATCCACCACCTGTAAGTGGTATTGAAATTCAAGCAACTGCATCTGCTGTCATTGATGTTCAGTCTGGAGAAGTAACCGCAGTAAATATCATTCAATCTGGTTCTGGATATGATTGGCAAAACCCACCAAGCGTTACATTTTCTGGTGGTGGGGGATCTGGTGCTGCTGCTATTGTAAGAATTGATCCCGACACTGGTGGTGTTAGAGGTATCAACAAAGCAAATGTTTTTGAGTGGTGGGGAGATCCATATCTTGGAACATTTGCTGTACCAGATACGAAAGCAAAGAAAATCGTAGGAAACGGTCCAGTATTTGGAAACAATTCACCCAATGCTGGTAATACATCTCTAGGTGTTGGAACCACTGGTGGACAATGGTATTTTGCTAGAGAATCTCAAGATGAATTCTTCTCTCTGGGTAGAATTATTACATCGGGATATGATCAGGTAGTTGAGACGACGGGTTGTGACATTATTGGAAGTCAAACCGTCACTGTTACTATGAGAGAGACAAAACTATCTGGTGTATTCCAGCATAGTCACAGTGTATATCACTCTATACCTGGCGGTGAGAGTTGGATCAAAGAGAGTAGTGGCGATAGATATCTTCAAGATTATAAGCTGGGTAGTGGAAGAGTCACAAGATGGTATCCCACCACGGGAACTGTTTTCACTCATAAGCATGGATTGTTAAGACAACCAAATGATGATAATACGGTTGCAACATACGATGTTTTTGATTATAAAGGTGGTGATGGTGGTAATGGAACTCTTCAAGATCCAACAGTTCCAGAATCTGAACAGTATTATTTGGCATCTGGTGCAAATGGTGCTGGATCATATGAATTCCAGACATTCATTCCAGATCCAGAATTTTTAAGATTCCAAAGCAACTCTACAATTGGTAACAGAAACGTTGTTACTGGTGGTACACCAATCTATGATTACTCTGATGTGTGGGAGTTTGGAACTCCTGGTGGTCCATATTATATCAACCTAGGTAATATCACAGGATCTCCATCGGTTCTTAACTATGAAGTTGTTGGTGGCGGTGGTTCTGGTGCTGCAGGAACTATTAGTGGAAACAATGGAACTAATAGTAGTTTAAAAATCGGTGATGGCAGTGCTATTAACATCGTTGCTGGTGGTGGACGAAAGGGTAACGGATCAAGTGGATTGCAGGGTGGACTTGGTGGAGACGGTGGATCTAAGTCATCAACTGGTTCAGAAGGAACTGGTGGTGCTGATGGTTTAGATGGCAGTGATGGTGGTAATGGTGTATCTGGAAATGGATATCCATATGCAGATTATCCAAATAATCCAAGTAGTGGTGGATTGCAAGGTTTCCTTGGTGGATCTGTAGACGGAGTTCTTTATGGTGCTGGTAGTGCTGGTGTTAACGTATTCGTTGGTGGTCAGAGCGGCAGTGTAGATACAGAATTGACCAGTGATGGTAGTTTTAGTCTTGCTGGCATAACTAATGCAACTTCTGCTGCATTCTATGTTCATGGTGGAAAGGGCGGTAATGCCCGTGGTGGATGGTCTGGATCCTATGGTGGAAGAGTATATGTTGAACTGAGATCAGATCAACTAAGCACGTTTACACAAAATACGTGGTCTGTCCAAATTGGATATAATGGTGGGGATGGTAACTCTAGTAGCAGTCAACCTTCTGGTGGTACTGCAAGTCACTCTGGAAAAGGTGGAACGGGTGGTTCTGGTCATGCTGATGCTGATGGAGGTGCTGGAGGTGCAGCAACACTTCTGTTGAGAGGATCTCAAATTGTAGCTGGTGCTGGTGGCGGCGGCGGTGCTGGTGCTACTGGATACGATAATGGTGCTGGTACAAATGGTTGTGGAGCACCAGTTGGACTGCAGGCAACTACAAGTCCTCTAGGTGCTGGTGCTGGTGGTACTGGTGGTGCCTATGGTTGCGTCGGCGGCGGCGGTGGAGGCGGTGGAGGCGGTTGTGCCGTCAACGGTCTAACTTTCGGTGGTTCTGGTAACGGTGGTGGTTCTGCTGGTCCTGGTGGTGGTCCTGCTGGTGACGGTGGTCATGGTGGTGGTGGATGTGGTAGGAGTGGAGTAAGTTCCTATCGTTCTGATTACTTTACCAATGGTTCACTATCTACATCAGGAAGAACAACAGGAAAAGTCAGAATGGTTGTTTCATATAACAATGATTATTGGACTCCTGGTGGAGGAGGCGGCGGTGGTGGTGCTGCCTGGAGTGGTAACGTAAACTGGGCAGACCTTGATAGTCCATCAACAGCAGAAATTTACGTTGGACAGGGTGGTTCTGGTGTATCTGCATCTGGTAGTTCTAGTGGATCTACTGCTAATGGTGGAAATGGATATGTGAAGGTTGGTCTTGGTAAGATTACTGGTTACGAGGGTGGTAATACAACAGTATCAATTGGTGATATTGTAGAACGTGGTTCTGCTACTGCTGATGATTGGGATATTGATATTTACAGTTCTGGTTCGGGAACTGGAACTGCTGGTAACTTTAAACTACCATTAACACAAGTTCCTGATGTTAAAATCATTGGTGGTGGTGGTTCTGGTGCAACAGCAACAGCAGTATTAACAAGTAATGGTACTGTTGGTGCAATTAATTTAACCTCTGGTGGTAGTGGATATACTGAGCAACCATACGTTTATGTCTTGAATGGTGCTGGTGGGGAAACTGTCGCAACAGCGACAATTGATGTTGGAGCAGGAACTGTAGACACTATTACTTTGGCAAATAATTCCTCTCAGAGATATACAAAGTATCTTAAATTTGGTGGATTAAACAATCAAACATCAAAAACTAGATATGCTGAGATTGTTCCAGTTGACACATCAAATGTAAACTATATTTCTATCAAGGCATGTAGAGGAAATGGTGTAAATGGTGGTGATACTCCAGAAGAAGTTGTTCGCATGTATTATCAATTAGAAGGATCAACAACCTGGAACCTGATTGATACTATTATCAATCCAAATGCAACTAGAACAGATCCTCTTATTGGTGATGTTCCTGCTGTATCTG